GTTATTGAGACGTATTCCAGGATGGGTTCCTCAAGGTGATCTTGATAAGCTTATGTTTGGTATCCGTGCATCTGAGAATAGGCGCACAGGTACAAAGATAGGAAAGTATTCTTTATTCGGTGAAGATATTACGAAAGGAATTGAGATTGGGTATCCTAACAAACTTCCGAAGTCGTGGTCTTCAGTGCCTTGGGTTAACTTTGATGGTAAGACAATTGAACAGAATTTCACTCAGGTCTTCGAGGAAAAGCTTGCATACAAAAATGCTGAAGGAAAATGGGTCAATAATATCCTCCAGATACAACAAAAGACTGACCCCACTTGGTGGGAAGAGTTTAGAAACAAGTCAGGTAAAATCAATGATATTGCAGATACTGGTAAGGCTAGAACAGCCTTCGCAGTTAACGGGAATCATTCAAATGATGCGACTCTCGTCAAGCAATTTCATATGTGGGGATTTGACACTAAGATTCCTACAAGCTCAGTACATGATGCATTCCTTACGAATGCTGCAGATATGCTTAAGGCCAGAGACGCCCTTAGAGATATTTATGCTAATGCGCTAGAGGCTAATTCAGTCCTTAAGACATTAGATGAAATGCACGCAAGAGGATTGCCTGATGAATTATACTACAAATATCTAAATGAAGCAGTAGATACGGGACTAATACCTGTACCTGGGCGAAGCATTATTGGTGGTAAAGTATTAAAAGAAAGTGACATCTTAAAGAAAGAGGATATCTTACAGGACGTTCCTAAAGGATTTGAATCTAATCGCGGATTTTACGGAGTTGGATAGGTTGTAAAAGGCAATACAAGAAGGCAGCAGGAGTTAATGAGCTTGTATTTTTATATTGCTCCAGGTAGTGTTGTACATTTACCGAATTGTTTAAATTAAAGAGGCTGTGTCCTCAGAAGGAATTAATATGTCCCCAGAAGAATTGGAAGCACAACGTATTGCAGATTTGGAAACCAAAGCTAAGCTTTTAGAAGAGGCTGAGACTGAACGTCTGGCTGCTGAAGAGGCTGCACGTAAAGCAGAAGTTGCCAAGGCAGTAGGGCGTGAAACAGTTGTAAAAGATGATGAAATGGTTAAGCGTCTTGTTGATACACGTGTTGAAGAACAAGTGGCTACTCAGCTGGCCGAGATCAAGAAGAATCTGGATGCAGCTTACAAGAAGCGCGATGAAGCTCTAGCAAAAGCTGCGGAATTCGAACGCAAAGAACGTGATGCTACTATCAAACGGCTCGAAGAAGAAGGTAAGCATAAAGAAGTTTATGAAATGAAACTGGCAGAGACTTCTGCTAAGCTTGAAGCGGCTGAACGCCGTAACACTGAGCTGTCTCGTGATGTTGCAGTGCGTAATGCTTTAGGTACGCTTCCTTTCCGTAATCCGTCTGCTGTGGCAATGGCGACCCGTGAAGTTGTGGAACAGTTAGTTCAAAATGATCAGGGTGTGTGGATGCATCGTTCAGGAATCTCCATTAGTGACTTTGTTGAGGCATTTGCCAAGACAGAAGATAATGCATTCTTATTCAAGGCAAAAGCAAATTCTGGTGGCGGTACACAAGAAACGACAAGCAAAGCCTCAAATGCCAAGAAGTCTTTATTTGAGATGTCTCAAGAAGAAGTTCTTAAGTTGGCACGTGAGGGCAAACTCAATCGATAATTAGCAATTCGCTACTATCAAATTTAAAAAGGAAATAAAATATGGCTGTTACTACTAACCTGTCTGGTGCCGATAACTTTGTATTGCAATCGGCCATTAGCGCCTACCGTGATGAAGCTTACACCAACGCAAAGAAACTTTCTGGCACCGGTATCGTAGGTACTAATCCAGAAATTAACACCAGCACTGAGACCTTCCTGGGTCAAGTTCGTTGGTACAAGCCAATTAATCCTGTTATCAACGTAGCTTCGTTGACTGACGCAGCTAATGGTACTAACTCGATTTACACTTCCGATTACCTGCGTTACATCAAGACCGTTCGTACACATGGTGCAACGAAGGTCAATATGCAGCAAATCGTTACGCAAGTTGACGGTCTGGCTAAGATCGGTCGTGACTTTGCTGAAACTCAAGCACAAGATGAGCACAATGCTCTGCTGGCTGTTATGAAGGGTGTTGCAATCTCTGAAGCTCTGTACGGCGCTGCTACTGGCTCCGGTAATGCTGGTTTGGGTGGTCAGACATTCAACAACGATCCTACTGATAAGCGTTATGGTTTCTATGTGGATCTGGGTGCTGCATCTCCTGTTGTACAAGCTACTGTTGCTGTACAAGGTGCTGCTCGAGCCGAAGGTTTCCTGAATGCTATCTCTATGGCTTTCAAAGACTACGAGCCAGAGTACATGTACTTGGTTACGACTCCAGAAGTCTTCGCTTCTCTGCGTTCCGCTAACCTGGTCAATGACAATAGCGTGACCGAAGGTAATGTAAGCTTCAGCACCATCTTTGGTGGTAAGATTCGTCTGATCCAATCTCGCGCATCTCAAGGTATGACTTCTGGCCAACTGGCTAAGATCAATACTGGTGCTGGTGTGGATATCGTTGGTACTAAGACTTCGTTCTTGGTATCTCCAGGTGCTATCGCTATGGCAAAGCTGGAAGTTCCTGATTCTGTTGAAATCTTCCGTGATGCACGTTCGCATAATGGTGGGGGTTCTACTTCTATTTGGCATCGTTGGGGCTATGTTGCAGCTCCACAAGGCTACGACTGGGTTGGTGCTGAAAATGCATTCCCTAATGATGCAGCTTACATGCATGTTGTTCAGAATGGTGTAGCTCTTCCTTTGTATGCTGCTACTGGTACTCCAGGTACTGATTTGGCAACCGATGGTTTGGTTACTGGCGGCGCTGTTCATGGTACTTGGGCACGTAAAGCAACATCTGCTCTGAGCCTGGGTATCCTCCCTGTGTTCCATAGCTAAGAGAAATTAGCTCATGGCAATCACTAAAGGAACTGATGCGTATGTTACAGTCGCAGAGGCTGATATATACTTTGCTAACAGACTTGATGTAGCTGCTTGGACACTAGCAGATAATACATCTAAGGAACAAGCACTTGCGACTTCGGCTCATATCCTTGACAACATGCGTTGGAGTGGAGTTGCTGTGAGCGAATTTCAGGCACTTGCTTGGCCTAGAGATTGTTCAAACTTTGATCCTCGA